GATTGCTGCTTCATCTTCAAATGCCGGTTGCATTGCTTCAGTAATCTTATCAAATATCTTTTTACCGAATTTGTATAAGAACACTTTACCTTCATTCTCTGGATGTTTTGGATCACTTACGACTAACACGTTAGCGTAATATGATAATTTTCTTTTTCGTTTTCTAGCGATTTCTTTATCACTATCAACGCCTGTATTCCATAGTCTTGTATTTTCTTCACTTACAGGATCTTTTTGATTTAATGTTGTTAAACTGTTTTCAATATACCAACCACCAGGTCCTTGAAATGCGTGTGACCATACTCTTTGCCAAGGCAATTCTTCGCCTGCCACAGCAGGTAAAAATCTAATAACAGCATAACCGTTACCAGTTTTATCTAACTCTGGTTTCCAAAATCTGTCGTCTTGGTATTTGTTTTTGTTTGATTGATCCTCAGGATTGAGGTTTGTTTCAAGTGCCTTTGTAAGTTTATCAAAGTTACTTGATGATGATTTTAATGTTTCAAAATCCATATTTTCTCCTTATTATTTGTATTCGTTGTATTTGTGTTTCCTGTATTATTCGGAATCATTATTATTTATACGATTACTTTTATGCTTTTCAAAATCTTTTGCCCATTCTTTTGCTGATCTACAAGGTCTAGGCAATGATCTGTTTTGTAACCATTTTCTGGTTCTCTCACACGTGTTAATAATCGTATCTAATAATCTGTATATAAAACCGTCAAACATAATTATAATATATCACATTCCGAGCATTTTGTCAAGCGCCGTATAATCTATGTACTTCACGTTCAACTTTGCCCATTCTTTAATCGGTACGCTAATAGGGTCTTTACCACTATCTGCATTAGGATTTACTTTATAAAACTGTATTTTAGGGTTTTCTGTAAATAGTTCTCGCCATTGTCTAATCCAATTGACACTTGGTGTTTTGTGTGCCTCTTTTAATCCATAATGTTTAGTATCTTTGTAAACATTATTCAGTTTACCATTCATACTTTCTAAATCGTGTCCTATTAAAAATACCTCATCTGGTTTTTCATAATGACAAGCAGCAAATCCTGAAGTTGCACCACAAGCCCAACCTCTATCTTTAGGTGGCATAATATCATTTATAGATGTAACTTTGTCATCTTTAGTTACCCAACTAACATTTATTGATGTATGATTAATATTTTTCTTTTCACGGTCTTTATTCTTTTTTAATATCTCTACAACACCTGCAAGATTAGAACCGTGCATTACAAATTCTTCACAATCACCTCTTTCATTTGATTTAATAACATCTTCTCTTTTAATTAAATCATAATCTTGGTCTGAATAATTTTTACCTGCATATAGTAACTGTTCATACATCATACCAGGCAATCTATTCCAATCTCTAAACAATGTAGGATTGTTTTGACAATAACCTGAATTGTATATCTCGTGCATTATACCCATATCAACAGCACTTAAATGATCTGGTGTAAAATCTCTATACAAAGCATTACAACCGTATATCTTACCGTGTGGTCTTAATTTTTCTAAATCTAAAACTTTTCTACTTTCACCGTTACCTATACAAAAAACTCTTTTCATACAAATACTTCCTTCATTATTAATTTACATTCTGTCATATTATAATTTATAAAAGGTTTCATTCTGGCAATCGTAAGTGCGACTTTAGGCCATACAACTTTTTCATCAATTTCTTTATTCCAATTTTTGATAAACGATAAGACCTCGTCAAGCACGATTGCGGTTTGGGTTGATAACTTTTTTTGTATGAGTAATCGTAAAAGTCTAGGATGTTGTCCGCCAATGCACCGAAAACCATCATCAAAAGAAAGGCGCTTACTAGAAAAGTCATTAGCAATATTGTTAAGATCGCTTCGAAAATGGTATTTAAAATTGTCTTTAACTTTTCTATAATTGAGGTATGTTTCTCGTCCATCATTTTGTAATAAATTACCTACCCATTTTTTACTATTTTCACAAAAATTGGCAACAAAGAAGTCAAGTATTTCATCTTTGTTATATTTTGTGCTAAGTTTATGAAAAAAGTATCTATCGTTTCTTTTAGTAAATGTATCAAGTTTACAATTGACTTTACCACCATATTCAAAGAAGTCATAATTAGTAGTGAAATGTAATTTAACTGCCAAGTAAACTTTAAAAACATCAAACCCTCCATACATATCTATACAGGTAGTACACCACCCTTTTTCTCTTTTAACATTTTTAAATCTACTGCTTCTGATTTAATTTTTTCTCTTAAAGATTTATTTACAATAGATTTTACTGTTGTTAAATCAATATCATTTTTATCGCAATAGTCAATTATAGCATCCATATAAGTGATTCTTTTTTCTCTAACAATTCCCTCAATCATTAAACTAAATTCTTTACTATTCATACTTACAGTATATCACTTTCTGTTTGATTTGTAAAGGGTGGTTCCACTCTCGCATCCCCACCCTACCACTTTATGCGCCTACGTATGCGTCTAAAGTCTTTTGAAACTTACCAGCGTGTGATTTTTCTGCTTTCGCTAATGTTTCAAACCAATCAGCGATCTCATCAAATCCTTCTTCTCTTGCTGTTCTTGCCATACCTGGATACATATCTGTATATTCGTGTATCTCACCTTTAATAGCAGATTGTAAGTTTTGTTCGGTACTACCCATAGGTTCACCTGTTGCTGGGTCTCCTACTTCTTCTAGGTATTCTAAATGACCGTGTGCGTGTCCTGTTTCACCTTCGGCAGTTGATCTGAATACTTGTGCTACTTCATTTGCACCTTCAATGTCTGCCTTTTGAGCAAAGTATAAGTATCTTCTATTTGCTTCTGATTCGCCTTGAAATGCGGCTCTTAAATTGTCTGATGTTTTTGTTCCTTTTAGACTCATAATAACTCCATTATTAAGTGCCTGTTTCTGTTACTAGGTACAGGCAAACCCATTGCAACTTTATGCTGCTAAAGCGTAACTTTCGTTAGCATTTATAGTTTTGACATTACGTTGTCAGCGATTTAACTCCAGTTAGTTTTAGTAGCAGTCGAATCTAACTCACCCCCTCAAAGCACATCTTAATGTGTTTTAAATTGGTGGAGGTGGTGGGTATTGCACCCACGTCCTCACTAGTTATTATCTAACCTTCAACGTCAAATTCCTTTTTTATTTTTACCTTTTATTTCACTTTTATTGTGTGTGTGAAATAAAATACAAGTTTCATCAGCACCAGGTATATCTACAGTTACTAATATCTGGTCATCATTTTCATAATAAGTTACCATATAAACAGGTTCACCATCAGGTTTACTTCCTGATCTACCTAAACTTATATGTTTTGCTTCAAAACCTTTGTCATCAATATATTCTTGTACTGCGTTTGGATTGCCACATACTGCTGGTATTTGTTGCCAGTATAAGTCATAATGTTTTTCATCAACACCGTGTTCAGCATATGCAATACCACATAATAAACTTAAAATTATTATTAATTTTTTCATTCTACCCCTTTAGCGATTAAGGTTGCAAGTAGGATATGTTAAATCACCTTTTTAATTACTTCGTACTTACTTTGCCTTTGTTTAGTTCTTCATAATATTTATAAAAATCTTCAACTGCCTTTCCAAGTGGTTCAATGTAATCTTTCTTTTCTTTTTTGTAACAAGCAACGGTGCCGTCTTCAGCAGCCAATAAGATAACTATTTGCTCAATGGGTGTTTTAAATATTTCTTCATACATCATTGCATAAGCAGTAGTTTGTAAAAAGTAATTATCAATCCATTCTTCGTTACGTTCTTTGTTAGCAGTTTTAAAATCAATAACTGACAATTTGCCATTATATTCTGCAACACAATCAACTTGACCTGCAACGGTCAATTTATGTGAATACATAATTGCTTCTAATAAGTGAATATTATTAATTTGATCTACGTATGGTTTTAATAGTTTGAATAGACCTATAGGTAATACACTTCTCTCACTAGGTGTTTCGCCTTTTAGATATTGTTCAACTAAAGTATGGGTTGCTTTACCACGTCTAGCGGCTCTGCCCATTTCCCAATTGGCAGCACCTTCACCAACGTTCTTACGCCACTCGGCAAGTCCATCTTTTTTTCTGATATTTAAAACGGTAGTAATAGACGGATAGTTTTTACCATCTACTTCGTAAAATCTGTGTCCGTCTATTCTTCTACCTTTAGTCTTCGGTAATAAGTCTTTGTTTATTTCTATAAATTTAAATTTGCTCATAATGTATTCACTATATCATAATATATCGTATTTGTCAAGTGCTAAACACGATATTTCATATACATATAATTAAGTTCGTCAGGCGTTCAGTATTCGTACTTCTCGTACTGTGTTTTACCAAACGTATTTCTAAACGCTCTTAATAACTCTTTTCTATTGCCTTCTTTTTTATATGAAACGTGTACCCAACCGCTGTTCGGTTCATCTGGACCTTTCCAAAACTCTAATATCATTTGGTCATAATCTAAATTTTCATTAATCCAAATAACTAATTCTTGGTTGGAAACACCAAAGATTTCAAAATCAGCTGCCTGGCCTTTAGCGTGCTGTGAAGTTTTACTAGAGCCAATTGCTTCGCATAACTCTTCCGACCTAAAGCCTGAGCTAACACTTACAACTTTACCAAAATGGTCTCTTACAGGTTGTAAAACCTTTTCACATAATAACTTTAAAGAATTAATTTGATCTTCATTAGGATTATTGTTAATCCCTTTTCGATCAGCAGTTTGACTAGCAACTAATTCTTTAAGCGTGAAGTTTTTGCTTAATTCCATTTAATTTATCCTTTACTTTTAGTTTAAGTTTTTTGAGTTGTCTTAAATTATACCAACTGTAGTTTGATCTATCATTATTACGTATTAGTTCCATTTCACCCACTTTTGATTTTAGTTCTTTATGATTATGTTTTATTATTTGTTTTACACTCATATTAACCTCTTGTTAGTTTTAAGATTTTCTCTATTTGTGCCTTAATAATTGGACCTCTATTTGGCCAATGTATGTAAGGTTCATCACTTTTACTTAAATTATATAAAAACGGTAAAACTATCTTTTCAATATCCTTAAATCTTTGATTAACCGTTTCATCTGTTATTTCTTTTGTGATTGTTTCTTTTTGTGCCACAATTTCCATAACTTCATTCATCATAGATTTAATATCTCTTACATCTTCTTTTACTTTAGATAGTTCTAAATTTGAATTTTCTATTACTTTAGGATCTACTACAGGTTCCTGTGTAGGAGTAGATGATACAGGAGTTATACCCCAATCATCTGATAAGTCAAACCCTCGCATATAATCTGGTATATTATCTGACATTAAATTACACCTCCGTATTTCTTTTTCATCTTTGATACTGCTTGTTTTGTTTTGATTGATTTAACATCTTTTTTGCCGTGTTCTCGGCCTAGAGGCGTATGTGGATTTGCCTCAGCAATCTTTGATAGTGTTTCTTTCCATCCTTGATCATTTTTGTGTGTAATACCTGATACACCACCAACTATATTTATAGGCATAATTTTCTGACGGATATGCTTGTTCTTACTCAAATACTCTTCCATTTCTGAAATAGTCATATAATCAGTATGTTCTTTGTCTGTTTTTGTGTTAATAAACGTATAAACAGGCATTACGATTTAAATGGATCTTTTGTTTTAAAGTATTTGTTAATAACTGATAGTTGATCATCATATTCAGCAATCACTTTTAATTCTTTTTCAATTGCCTCAATTATGTCTGGATGTTCACCAACACCAGCAGCATTTTTTAAATAAACTTCTACATTCATTTTATGTTTAGCAATATGACCTTTTGCGTGGTCTTCAATTGCTGTTATCATATTATCTCTATTATATTCATTCGCCATTTGTTTCTCCTTCCTTTAATCCTTTTCTTAATATATCTTCTTCTATAGGTGTATATAATCTTAACATACCTTTTTCTTTTGCTAATCTTTCATTTTTAGCACGTATTGATTCTTGCATACTAATTTTTAATCCTTCATCCTCTTGTATCATATTGTATCCCTTCTTTAAACCATTGTGGCATTTTTGCATTAGGTTTTTCCCATTTAGCAAATCTTCTTTTTTCTAGTATATAGTATTTTCTATATGACGCAACACTATCACCTGGCACTTTGCAATGATCTGGCATAGCAGGTGTTGCTTCTGTACCGATTACATCTACTCTAGCATTTTTAGGTGGCACAGATAATAATTGACCTAGTTTTGTGATTGAAACGTGGTCTTTATCTTTCTGCCATCTTAACTTATATTGTTCGTTTAATGCCATCATATGTTTATACAACCATACATAATTGTAAGCAGATTTTAATACCCATTGTGTACTAGGGTGACCTAACCAACCTGCTTTGTATATGATTGCTTCTTCATTAGGATTATCAAGTCGCCATCTTTTTATCTTACGACCATTTTTTGTCTTATCAAAATATTCTGTACCGTCTAGCACTCTCTTTGCTGTACATAACATTTGAGCAGACTCTAATATCATTTTAATAATGTGTTTATCACACATCATTTCTGCCGCTTTGACAGGATCTTTATCTACGTAAAATATATTCATTTGTTTTCACCTCCCTCATCTAAATTGTGTAATATAAAATATAATACAATAACTGAAACTGGTATACCTATAAAAAATAAACCTAACATTAATGTACTAAAGTCCTCATCACCCAATCTCGCATATTATATTCATCTGCTAATTTCATCATCTTATTATACCACATAGATTTCATTTCATCTGATTGTGCTTCTGCACACGCCTTTGCTAGATTTTCTAGTCTATGTTTTTTGGGATCGTTTTTTAAACGTTTTAGGTCTTCATTTGTCATCATATAATTATCTCCTCATTATTATAATATATCACTTTTTTAGTCTATTGTCAAGTCTATTTTTTGTCATTCCAATCGTATATTTGATTGAGTTTTAACTTGATTTCATCTGGATTATCACCAAATTCCTTAACTAAACCTTGATAACCTCTTAATTTTCTAACTTTTTTATTAAGTGTATCAATTTTTTTCTGTAAATCTTCTTTTTCTACTGACTTTGTTAAGTTCTTTTTCATTCGCCATTGACGTAATGATATGTTAGCCGCTATTAATAACAATACTGCTAAAGGGTCAAATACAAATATAAGTATTAGTATGACAATTCTAACGGCACTATCAAAATGATTTTTTGCCTCATCACCATAAATCAATTCAGCAACATATTTTAATGGTCCTACTTCCGCTTCAATTTTTAGTTGTTCTAACTCTATTGTGTTTTTGGTTTTGTTCAACTCCAATATTTTTGACGTTGCTTCGTCTATGGTTTTATTCAGTAGGTCTCTTTCTTCTTTTTGTTTGTTACGTTCTTTTAATCCTCTAGTTACATATTCTTTATCAATATAAACATCTAACGCCTTATCTAATTGATTTAAGGTCTTTTCTGCTCTATCAATAATAATCTGTTGTTGATTAATTTGTTTGTTATATGAATCTATGCTTAATTGATTACCTGATGTAGGTTGTACTTGATCTAGGTGTGCCTTTGATAAAAAACCAAAGATACCCATTGATGTAATGAATATTAAAACTATAATAGAAGTAAAAAGATATGCCTTCAACAATCTTGGTACATCACTTCGCCAATTCTGATACAACCAACTGGCGGCAACTAACTTACCTATTTCTAATGCTGTACCCATAGCAATAATCGGTACGGCAGCACCAGCAAATAACGTAGCAAGTCCTACAATAGAATAACCTGCCGCTATAACAGATATACTAATTGCTGATATAAAAGTTAATAGTGTTAGAAACATAGTAGTATTATTTAGTTAAATCTTTTGGTTTACTTTCAGGTATGATTGTATTCGTTTTTGAATCTGATTTAACTTCTATAGGTATTTCACCTACCTTTTCTTCTCTATCTCTTATTTTATCTACAATAAAATTTACACGTTCAGCATAATCTTTTGTAGTAGAATATAGTTTTAAAGTTTTAATTAATACTTTTGAATCTAATTGTTGACCTAAAACCAACATTGTAGTTCTCTTATCTCTAAATTCTTCATAAGCAGGATGTGAATTTAAAAGATTTACAAAGTATTGTACAGATTGACACTTTGTTGTAAATACTCTTACACCCCAACCTGGCCATTTTTTAGTGCCTTCTATTAACATATGTGGTATATTTTTATCATAAGTTCTAATACCAAATAAGTTAT